TAATGTAAGCCCCTCTACGAGTCTCCATTACGGCATGAGCAAAGAATTGTTGTCCCTTACCACCCGGCATTGTTTCAATAGCGGATACCGGCCCCATAGAACCTCTCACCTGATTGATAACAACTAAAGCTGAACCGTGCTTCAACAGCGGAAGCAATCTAACCAATGCTTGGTTCCATGATCTTGCTTGCCATGCTATAGGATTGTACCCGAAAGAATCCTTGTTATCCATAATTGTCTCCGGTATAAGACCAGCTACACTATCTAGGACAACTAAATCAACCCCCGCCTTTAGACCAGCTTCCATAGCCCTGTACGCTTCTTCTGCGGTAGGTGCTTGTTTTATTAACACATTGGACGTATCTAGCCCACACTTACCCATCCATACAGCATCCCAAGACATTTCTGTATCTACCCACAACGAAACCCCGCCTTGAGCTTGGACAGACTTGCACAATTGACTGGCAAGATAAGACTTACCTGACGACCACCCACCAAAAAATAAAGAGAACTTCTTCTTCGGTATCCCCCCGCTAGTAATCCTGTCCAATTGCGGTAGGTTGAACGGTATCTTCTCGTAAGAAAATTCGTCTGAATCTCCCGGTACCAAACCTAAAGTCTTATCGTCTAACAAGTCTTTGAATAGGTTACTCGCTGTCATCTTTTAACTCACCCCTATTGATATAGGCTTCTGACCACGCAAAACAAACCGCAGCGCATTGGATAAGCTCCTCAAACATACCGGCTATACGCTGGTCATTCACATCCTTAGCAACCTCACCAATTTCTTCAGTTAAAATTGACATCCACTGTAAATCTGTATTATGTGTCTGATCTCCCCACCGATTGTCCTGTCTCTCTCGTTCAGACAAAACAGCTTCAAGAATCTTAGCTCGTGTTAGTTCATTCATTACCCAGCATCCTTTAAAATCTTCTCTACTTCCGCATCAGCCAATTTATATAGTTTAACAAAAGCCTTTCCTAAAGCTTGTTTCGCAGACTCAATTTGCTCTTCTATATCGTGGTCGGTATCAAGATCATAAATACCGACCGTCGCCTTTGCTGAATTATAGTTTCCTAAATTTACAGTAAATGACAGTTCTTGCGATACTTTCGCCATTAGATTCTCCTTAATCCCAATCTATGTAACTACTAATTGTATCAGGTTTAGGTGTCTCCGTCAATACAAAATCCTTCTTAGTTGCCCAAGAAGGCTCACATACTTCCACATCTACTTGCAAAGGTATATTTAATGAATTTATCTCTAACAATTCTTTAATTGCGGGAACAACCTCATACGCCTCATCTTTGTGTATCTCACAAATAATCTCATCGTGTACCTGTAACAACATAGTGCTTTTCTTATCCTCTAAATATTTCGAAACTACAATCATACGCTCACTTAGTAAGTCAGCACTGGTTCCCTGTATGAGATAGTTGACAGCTTTGTACCCCTTGTCTGAGGGTACTTTGTAAATCCTGCCAAACTTATTTTGAACCCACCCACGGCGTTCGATCATTCTAACCACGGTATCAAAGAATTTCTTTGACCCTGATATGTTTGCAAAGTATTCTTTCTTATATCTCGCCGCTTCCTTAGGGGTAGTCTTCAACTGTTGGGCTAACTTATCTTTACCAATCCCATAGATCACTCCGAACGTAATCGTCTTAGCGAGTTGCCTGTAGAATTTAAAGTCCGGGCTATCTTCTTCTACTTTGAAAGCCAGCTTTGCAGCTTCTCCGTGAAAATCTACATCCCCCCGTCTCATAAGTTCTAACATAGCTGGGTTATTTATGTAATACATAAACATCCTAACTTCCATTTGAGAGTAATCGTAAGACACTAAGTAATGATTGTCTCTCGGGATAAACAACCTACGAATAGAAACTTGTCCGGGGTTCGACTTGTCAAGAGATTCATCGCCTATAAACCCCCACGACTTGATAACTTCATCACTTAGTTTCTTACTATCTAAAGCATTACCACCCTTGGAAGCTATAGTCGCCCCCACCCGTTCCCTGACATCTAGGAGTTCCTCTGGTGTAAAATCGACATCATAAAGTTTATAATGGTTACGTGGGATGTTTTGAAGGTTAGGACTGCGTGAGGCTAACCGCCCCGTAACAGTTCCCCAGTTAGCAAAGGTGGTATGCATCACAGGCGTTTCAAGGTACGGTTCGATGTATGTGGACTTTAACTTCGCCAACGTCCTGTGCTGCCGTATTAGGCCCGCTACAGGGTGATTTATCTGGACTAACGCCCCCTCATTCCAAGCCTCTGCTCCTGATGCAGTTTTCATAGGAGAATGTATACCCACTGAATTAAAGTACGAACCGACTTGTTGGGGACTGGATATATTAAATACCTGCCCCGCAAGAGTTTCTATACGATGTTGGATGTCTGCACTACGGGTGCTAAGCTTATCCAATGTCGATAAAGCGTACTTCTGGTCTATCCGCATGCCTTCACGCTCCATATTTAACAAAACTTTTGTTAAATCTACCTGCATCTGCCACACACCCTCTTGATTACTCTTCTTTATCTTCTCCAACGAGTCTTCATACAACTTTAGTGTCCAGTAAGCGTCCTTTTCGCAGTAAGGCCCCAAAATTTCGGTTGGGCACATGGAAAAATCCCGATTCCACTTGTTCTTCACCAATGTTTGCTTAGTTTCTTTGTCATAAGCGGCATTATTGGGGCCAAAACGCCTAGAAATGGTCTCCGTTAGGGATAAACCGTTTACAATGCTCGATTCAGTCAACCTAGCCATCACAATCACATCAATTAGCTGCTTGCCGTCCACACGGAACCCCTCCTGCTCCAAAAAGGGTACATCGAACTTCAAATTGTATGCTATAACACGTTTTACCTTGTTTAACTCGTCAAAAAGAGGAGATAGGTACTTCGGGTCGAGGTTACCCCCTAAACTTTGGTGCCTGAACGGAAAATAAAACGTATGGTCTGGAACCGCCACCCCAACCCCACATAATTGGTGCCGAGAGTATGCGTCCAGACCATTTGTTTCACAATCTACCGCCCAATCCTCGTAATTACCGAGGGTAGCAACAGCCGAATCGAATTGTTGCCCGGTTAGCACTAACACTAGAAGGGCAGTTCTTCATCGTCGTCATCTGAAGCTAACGCCTTAGCTGTCTCAGGTATACCCGTAGCAGCTTCTGCTGACGGGGTACTGGACTCACTATACGTTTCCATCATGTAATCCTTTACAGATTGAAGGTCTCCAATAGTGTTGTACCTAGCTTCAGGTATCTCATCTTCCTTAGTGGTTGCAGTTATCGTATAGGTAGTATCCAATCCTGCACCTGTACGCCGAACCCTCACAACACCTTTGCCCAAATGGCCCCAGTCATTGTAAACGTCTACCAACTGATTCCAGATGTAGTTACCACGACCGAAGGTTAGAGGTAATATACGGAAGTCGTTGACGACCTCTTTGTATACTGTCTTACCCGATGGGCCTGTAATCGCTTCCCACGAATCTATCTTACGCTCGGGATGGAATACTTCTGTAACGTATGTCCAGAAAGCAAACCTGTGTTGAGGCTTACTATCTGATGGAACTACCCCTAGAGGGCCATCTGGCCCAGATATCACACTTTTGTATGTGTTCTCATCCCTAAATGTATGCATCCAATATTCGTCCAAGAACGGATCATCATCGTCTCCGGTAGCAACCGAAATGATAAATGCTTGGTCACCATCTCGCAACCACATTTCTTTCCGGAGACCCCCTGAATTAGATCGCTCTGAAGCTGTTGAACTTGCTCGCTCCTGTATAGCCTTTATCCCACTCATGCTTATCCTCCTACCAGTATTCCCGGTCTTGGATTATTTTATCAATCACTTGTTTATCTCGAATATCTTGAACATCCTTATATTGCAAAGGAATATCAACATATGCTATTCTAACTGACTGCCCCAGATATGTCAAGGCTTTCTCCTTACCTATCTGCCCAGCCTCATCATTATCAAGACATAATACCACCTCATCCACCGGCAACTCTTGTACCAACTCTACCTGCTTTTTCGATATAGACATGCCTAAAATAGCCACTGCGCTATATCCTAACTGATTTAACCACATTGCGTCAAGCGGCCCTTCAACAATACATAGTAATTTTGAAGGCTTTATTAGACCACCGCCGAATAAAACTCTAGATTTCTTAAAGTTTCGTGGGTACAGGTATTTTGGAAACCCGCTCTCACGACGTATTACCCAACCTACATCAACGTTATTTAAATCCTTAATGGGTATCGCTAACCCATTCTCCGCCGTTATCCCAGCACCCCATTTCTTCAACGTTTGTTTATCGAAACCCCTGCTGAAAATCCAATCAGGTACAAACTTTTGGTTGAACGGGAAGTCCACTTCCGGTAGGTGGGTGGGTTCTACCTCAATTTCATCGAAGAAATCTGTACCAACTGATACACTATGATCTCCTAAGAACTGAGATAGCTGCCCCGAAGAAAGATTCAAGTACTCTTGAACGAAACCTCTTAGGCTACCCTGCCCACACCCCCGAAAACAAATCCATACACCTTTACTAGTGTTTATGGAGCATGAAGTATGCTGGTCATAGTGAAACGGGCAAAGAATATTGAACTGTTCTTCACCAGCAGGTACCGAAATACCTGCTTCTAATAACACCGATGCCCAATCAAACATTACGCCTTCGCTTTACGGTCTGCTTTGTTTGCTCTAACGAATAGAACAACTTCATTTTCGTACCCACTGGAGTCAGAGACAGACCCGTTACGGATATCTCCAACTGTAATAGAGACCAAAGGTTTCCCCGGCCCTTTACTACGCCCAGTTTTTACAACTATGCTGTCCTCATCATCTTTAAACCAACCAAGTAATCCCATTATAGACCTCCTATAGTCCTATATCGAACTCTTCGACTTGTCCACTATCCACATTCCAAGTAAAGGTGCAGTTATCAACCGGC